ACCAGCAAAGCTTTCACGTCTAAAACCGTGTACGTTTACCAGGTAGTCTGCCACAGTGTCTTTGCCTGAACCAATCAGGCCGCAAATTCCAATAATCATGATAGTTCCGTTACGTTCAAATGTTTAAGTGTTGCTTGTACAATAGCAATCTGCTTGCGGCAATCTTCTAATGAATGGTGTGTTGTTGGTGGGTTGGGGCGACCGGGCCATAAGCTACAGATTGACCTGCTGTCACGCACAGCATAAAATTGCCAAGGAATAGGTTTTCCGTAGCTTTTATATGCATGTTCCAGGATGTTCATGTCGTAAGTGGGGCCTTGGGCCCAGACACGTTTGCTATGCCAAATCAATCGTCCCAGCTCGTCTAATGCTTGGTCTAACGGGATACGGCCATCCTCGTTAAACGCCTCATCTCTCGCAGCAGCAGGCTGAGTAGCCCACCAATCTATTGTGCTTTGTTGTATGCTGCGATTCTCTTGGCTTTCAAGTGTGACACGGGCGTAGTAGAGCTGCTCGTAATAGCCTGAGCCCAAGGGATCAAAGCTTTGAGCTGCGATTGTGAGAATAGTAGTGTCTGGGCCAGTGCCTAAGCCCTCAAGGTCGATCATCAAGTCTGCCATAAAGTTATTATAGCAAGAACTTGATGCTGTGTCTAGCTGTTGTTAGCCAATTACCAAGGTTAAGGGCTGTGATCCATCTACATACAACTTTAGGTCTTCCAGGCATTTGTCCATTATAGCCTGGCCCTCGCTTTTCATAGCAGCACCATTGAGGCTTCCACCTCCTTGTGGACCAGCGATACTTGAGTACTTTTCACGGGCTTCGCCGATGATGTACTTGCTGGCACCTACCATATAATCGCGGATCCATTGGCTAATTTGATAGTCGCTTAGGAGCACGATCTCAGGACGCAGGTTATAGGTCCAAAGTAGGACAGTTTCGCCGGACCCTCTGGGGTCACGAATTAGCTGTAGCTTCTTGGTCACAGGATTCCAAGTGTAGTTGATGTAGCCGCCGAACATACGTGCTGCCAGCTCAACATACTGCTGATAAAAATCGTATGTGGCTAACCCACCACTTGCTTGGTTAAAGTTTAGGAGATACACGTTCAGGGTAGCAGCACCAAATGGATCAAAACTCTGGCCGCCGGTACCAGTGACGCCAATGGTACGACGGAAAATTTGACGTACCTGTGTGACTTCTTGTGGTAGTGTGTACTCGTTTACGTTGTCCAACAACTGCATGAAGCTGTAGCTTTCTTCGTAGGCATTTTGAGCACGTTGGCGATAAACACCAAGGGTGCGCTGATATGCTGCTTCAAAGTGCGACGGGTCCATTTCAATGTCAATGATACCGCTGGCCAGCTGTAGCTGTACATATTCAATCAGTTGTTTTTTAAGTGGGTCTAGCGTTTGGTCTGCCATATTGGGGCTCCTTGCCCCAATATTTAGTACGTTTTAAGAATGATCAAGTTATCATTGCCACGTCCGTTGAACCGGACTTCTGTGGCTTTGATTTCTTTGAACGCTTTACGGGCAGCCGGTTTACCTACACTGATAATGTTTTTGATCTGTTCTGCTGGTTTGCGTAGGGTTTTTTGCACAGTGGCAGCAGGATCAAATCCCACAATAGCCGATCCTTTCACAGTGAATGTGCCCAAGTGTGTGTCTGCTACCACGTGTATTAACTTGCGTTTGGCCGAATCGTACAACCAAGCTTCTGATGCGCCTACCAGTTTAGTAGCAGATTCAGATTTCAGCTTGAGCTCTGCAAACTCTCGTGCGTACTTGAATCTAGCTACTACTTTTTCCGGAGGCACAGCCTTTTTGGCACGTGGTTTCTTTTCAGATTTTTTAATCTGTACATAACTGCCGCAGTCGGCAATCACTTGTTCAGCAAACTTGATAAAGTTGCGAACTTGTAGCTTGCCGTAATGAGCGTAGCCTTCCACTAGATCAGCATCCTTTCCGGCTGCCACTGCCTGTAGTTCTTCCAGCCGGCGTTCCCATACTTGTTTGACTGTACCGATCAGCTGTGGTGCCACGTTAAGACTGCGCAACAGGCTGATGGGTTTGTAATCAGCTGACATCCGGCCACCTGCGCGGATCATTTCGTCATACATACCTTCCAGCTCGCCCGCAGCTTCTGACATTTTTTCTCGTAGTCGATCCTGAATATTGGGACGGATTTGAGCTACTTCTGCCACTTCAACCACTTCTTTAACTGACTTTCCGGCAGCAATGTAATCTGCAATAGTAGCATTGATGGTTGCTACTTCTGCGTCTGTAAGTGCTAGTCCCAACAGATTGGCACGGCACACCCAGCCAATACCGATCTTGTGTACAGCAGCCTCAGGTATACGATTGAATTCCTTTGCTTCTTGAGTACGATCGTTGCGAGCAAGCCAATCCACAATGCAATCTTTGGCTTCTTTTTTACCGTAGTGATAGTTGTACCAGTTAAACATACGAGTCATGGCACTGGTGCGATCACCATCAGCAGGCTGCTCTTTCCACTGCGGTTCTGGACCATACCCAGCATCTTGCGACCTAGGTGTCATACTCTTTAACGGCTTGTGTACAGTTCGAGTGGCGGGTTTTTTTGCAGTTGTGTTCATAGCGATCCCTGAGGGTTTTTAATTTATATAGCATTATAGCAGCGTTTCGGTTAGTGGTCAACCGTTAAAAATTACTGCTAAATAGTAGAAACGGAGAAATAAAATTCCACGCCTGAGTATGTATCGTCCCAATAAGACGAATGATTATCGCTTCTTTGATCGTACCATCAGTGAGCAATTTACTGTGGGCGGACTCGACATATATATCCACAAATACCTGGGTCCAAAAACAGTGGAAAACGATCCCACAACCACAGGCATAAACGGCGATGCAACACAGCCAAACTATCAGGTCAACGATCCCTTGTTTGTGCAGGACTTGCTGTTGGGCGAAATACGCGATCGGGCATACGACCCTGACATTTACGTCATGCGCGGTGTTTATCGTCAGCAGGACATTGACTTTGACCTAACACAGTTTGGTTTGTTTTTGAACAACGATACCCTGTTTATCACATTCCACTACAACGACATGATAGACACATTCCAACGTAAGATGATGGTTGGAGATGTGTTGGAGTTTCCCAACTTGAAAGATTGGAATCCTTTGGACAAGACAAAGCCGCCCTTGCCGCGCTTTTATGTCATACAAGATGCCAACTTTGCGTCCGAAGGATTTAGCCAAACTTGGTTACCGCACTTGTGGCGTGTAAAAGCCACACCCTTGGTAATGAGCCAAGAATACGAAGACATCACTAATCAGATACCAGGTACTCCCAACATATGGGATCCAGGCAACTATTATCCTCCTGGTTCGGTTGTGATCGACGGCGACAACTATTACACAGCATTACAGCCTGTGCCACCTGGTACACCCATCGGCGATCCTGCTTATTGGCAGCCCACTGATCCAGCCAACCTCGGCGATACTGCTGGCACACAAAACAAAGACTATCTTGTAAACGATGCCATTATACAACAAGCCGAAGCTGAAGTTCCCCTATCAGGATACGATACAGTAAAGTTTTACATATTCCCCACCAACCCTGATGGGACTCCGGCTGCGGCCACCAGTGTCACCATTGACAATAATTTAGTCAATGCCAGCCAAGCAGATCCCTTGAGCAGCGATGCCGCTGTCACGCCTAGAGGTGATGGCTACACAGTGGGCTACTTGACCGGCGACGGCATTGCACCCAATGGCTTACCAGTTACACCTGGTGTGAACTTTCCTGCTGTGGCCTACGAAGGCGACTATTGCTTGCGTTTAGATTATTTTCCAAATCGCCTGTTTAGATACAACGGACGTACCTGGATCAAGATTGAAGAATCTGTACGCACCAACTTGACCAATGGCTCCAGCAACAATACTTTACGGTCAGGCTTTGTGAACAATACATACACTGTGCCCACAACAGATCAAGGTAACATACCAAGTCGTCAGAGTCTAAGCGAGATTTTAGAGCCCAAGGCCGACAACGGTAATCAAGGCGGCAGTAAGCCAGCCAATCCTTACCCTGGCACACAACCCGGACAGAGGTCAAGCTAATGCAGCAATTTTTTTACGACGAGCAAATACGCCGTTTCTTACTACAGTTTACCAGAATCTTCAGTAACTTTCAAGTGGAATACGGACCAGCCAACAGCGATCAAGCATCCTTGGTACGTGTGCCTGTTCGCTACGGCGATTGGACTAGACTGGGGCAAACTGTACAACAGGACAACTCGGCCAGCGCCTTGCCATCCACACCCTTGATAACTTTTTACATCACCAGCATGGATTACGATCGGCCACGCATGCAGGATCCTTACTTTGTGAGCAATGTACAGGTGCGCCAACGCTACTTTGACGAAGCCACCAACACTTACGAAACTACACAGGGCAATGCTTTTACCATCGAACGCTTGATGCCGGTGCCTTACAAGATGGGCCTGACAGTGGATTTTTGGACCAGCAACACCAATCAAAAGTTCCAGATCTTTGAACAGATTGCCACCTTGTTTAACCCCAGTTTGGAAATACAAAGCACTGACAGCTTTTTGGATTGGACCAGTTTGAGTACTGTGGATTTAGATCAAGTGACTTGGACCGACAGAACCATACCGCAAGGCACAGAAAATCCCATTGACATCATGAGTATGCGATTCTCAATACCCATTTGGATTTCGTCACCGGCCAAGGTCAAGAAGTTGGGCGTGATCGAAAAGATCATTGCGTCTGTGTACGACGCACAAGGCGATGCTGTAGAAGCCATTACCAACAACGACTTACTGTTGGGTACAAGACAAAAGTTTACTCCTTTCATGTACAAGACCCTGTTGATT